ATCGACTAATGATGATTCTGGGTGATTTAGTTCTGATAAAGCACTACCTTTCTCTATTAATTTCTGATAGTTTTCTACTTCTCTTTTTAATATGTTTTCTGGATAAACTCTTCCGTTTCTATTTTCTACACCACTTTTTTGTAGTATAGCATGGAAAATTATGGGTCCTTCTTGGATGGACCTATCTGTCATTTCTTTAATAACTTTTTTGTTATTAGTGTTAGTGGGTGATACGTGACCAGCGTCATATTCTATTAAAATACCCGTACCTACCTTTCCTGGTTTCAATATTTCCATTATTACTTTTAACTATAAATACTTTAGTAATAATAAAATACATCATTTACTTTTTTGTTCTATAAAAATTAAAATATGTGGATGTGTTAAAACTATTGTTAATTATGTTAGTTAAAATGTTTTCAACGACTAATTTTACATTATCAGATTTTATGGGTTCTTCATTTTTAAGGAATAAAGTTATTTCACAACTCATATAACTTCTTTTATTTTCACGGATACCACTAGTTCTAATATCTAAGTCTACAATTTGTTTTTTTTCTAAAAATAAATTATTTAAATTTGTAGAATTTATATTTGATTGTATATTTCGTTTTAACCCACTAACAGCTCTATCCCAATTGTCACACTCCTTTATAGGAGAAAACCATGAAGAGATGTTGATGTATATTGATTTGGGGTTTTTGTAATCAACACTACCGTAGTAAGTGTTAAAATCTTTGTTTAAATTTAATTTAAATTGTTTTCCTGTTTTCATAAATAAAATGTTATTATATTTAAATATAACAGCATTTTATTCTAGTGTCAAAATTAACTTTTTACTTATGAACATATTATTATTCAGTAAGTAATTGTTCATTTGAATTATCTTTTTTATTTGTAAAAACATTAGCAATCCTACCAACTTCAGCTATACCAAAACTACCTAATGTAATAATTAAAAAAGAATTATAAATAAATTCATTTATAATTAAATCTTTACCTAAACTCCCAGATACAATATCTGCGATAGCAAAAATAACCATAACAGCAAATGAAGAAAAACCTACAATAGTTTTTTCATTGATGTCGTTACTATCTTTAAAAATATTAATTACCCTATTCATAATAATTTATTTTATAATGTTTTATTAAGTTCTTTTATTTTGTAGTAAGAAACTTTATCTATGACTGTTTTTGAAATTTTTTCTTTAGTTTCATTTAATTTACCCAATAATTGAGAATCTTTAGTTTCTGATATTAAATTATCCAACTTAGTTGTTACTTCTTCAACCAAAGTTTTAAACTCATTTTTAAATTCTATATTGTTTTTACCTAATAATGACTTAAATTCAAGTTTATCATTTTCAGTTAAATTTTCATATTTTTTATTGAAATTTTTAGTAGATAAATTAATTAATAATGAATTTGGTATTTTAGCTTCAGATATTTTTTTTGTTTCTCTATTATGTAATTTTTTTAAAATTAATTTTTTAGCCTCTATTCTTTTTTCAATACCTAAAACACTCTCATTAAACACTAACGTATCAATACTTTCATATAATTTATTAGTTGAGTCACCGATAAAATTTTTATATTTAGATATAGATTCGTTAATATTTTTTAAATTAACCTTATTCTTTTTGGATTTTAAAGTTTTGATTGATTCATTAAGATATTCTTCCGCATCTTTAATATCACTAAAAGCTTTATTCTCTATTTGAGAGTAAAGTACGAAAAATTCTCTGTTAGTTGGGTTATCCTTTAAACTTTCCATAAGAGTGTGGAAAGCATTCTTAAATTTAGGTTTCTGTGAAAAAGTATTAATTAAAATACTATCTATTTTATTTTTAGTTTTACCGAACATATTATTGTATTTAACAATAAATATCTATTCATTTAATAAACTATCTAACTTTTCACTAACTTCATCTAATTTATCTTTACCTTTTGATAAATTTAATTCAAAATTATTATTATCAATAGTTTCTAATATTAAGGGTAATTTAGATTTACTGATAGAAGCTAAGTCTAACCCTGCACCAGCTTCACCAGTCTCAGGTGGGGTTTCTTCAACTCCAGTTTCTAAACCTGTATCTGCGGGAGATTCAATTTCACCACCTTCAGCTGCTTCTTCAGCTCCACCACCATCTGGTTCCATCTCCCCATATAATTTATCTATATTAGAAAATATACCAGTGTTCTTAATTATTGTAGCAGTTTGATTAAGTTCTTCACCAACAGCTTTTTCTATACGTTGTTGTTGTAAATCTAATTTAATTTCTTCATCTGAGAAACCAAGTATGTGTTTTTTACCCCAAGTTGCAGACACAGCTTGGATACCAGAACCTGGGTCCGTAACAGCATCTTTATAAAGTGTGATTTTTTCTTTCCACTGTTCTATTTTTAATAGTTCAGACTGTGTAGATGGGTTAGTTAATCCTAGTGTGAAGTTACCCAACTCATCTTCAAATCCTAACATATACAAATGTATAATCGCTATTTTATTTAGTTCTTGAATAATTGATTTTTGTATTCTATTAATACTTCTAGCAAATCTAATATCTTGAATAGCTAAATTCTTACCTTCACCAACTACATCCTCAAATCCTAAAAAAGCTTTTGGTATTCTTAGTGCTGCTAATAATTTTTTCTGAATATATTCAATATCAGCAATTTCAGCTAAGTTTTGTGCTCCAGGTAATGTGTCTATTGGATTAGGTGCAGCTAAATCCCTAACCGGTATAAAGAAGTCTTGGTCAACCGCCATTTGGTTATAACGTAAATCAACATTACCAGTATCTCTATCAACTATTGGGTCTCTTTTAAATTTATTAGCTACACGTTGTACATAAGCTTCAACATCTTGGTCTTCCATATTACCAACATAAACTTTAAAAACTCTACGTTCTGGAGCTCTAGAAGTTCTATAGATTAGCATCGCGTCTTCAGCTAATAAAAGTTGTTTCCAAATCCTTCTAGATTTTTCTAACATAGAAGTACCATAAGGTAATCTTCTATCATCAGCTAATAATCTGAAATGAGCAACTTCCCATGTATTGAACTCCATATTTTTATTTTTCCAAATAAACTTAACTTCACGTTCTTCCTTATCTCCAGTTCTTGTTTCAAACGTATTCATTCCTTTCTCAATACGCTCTATTTCTATATTAGGTAATTGACTAGCACCAACAATACCCCTTTCTGGGTCTATTTTAAGGTAAACAAAATTATCACCATATTTACATGTGTTCCTAACCCACATAGGTAAATTTGATTCTAAATCTAACACATTATTGAATAAATCACCAAGTATGGATTTTATTCTTTTAGATTCAGAATAAATGTTTAACATATAACCTCTTTCTGAAATTGTGCACGCTTCTTCTGAAATAATATCCAAAGCTGCTGATATTTCAGGTGTAAATTCCATAGATTCATAATCGTAATATGAAGCCAATCTAGTAGGTTCATAATAAACTGCTTGTGAATAAAGTTGGGATTCTATTTTTTGCCATTGGTTGGCCAAATATTGACCTTGTTGTAATTCTAATTTAGTTCTTTCGTAATCAACCTTAGAAGTTGTTTTTAATATATCTTTTTTATCAAAGTTATATGACCTTTTAGGTGACTGAGGTCCCTCAGCACCAAAAAGATTGTTTAATCTTTGAAATATCGTCATTCTATTTTGTTCTGCCATAACTATATAATTTTACAACATTTTTTTTTCTAGTAAACCTTTAAACAACATAATCACAATCAACATATGCTGCCTCTGTAGGTAACCCTTTATTTTCTTTACACACACCACCATAAACATAAGTAACACAATTGTCTACAGTAACACCATCACAAGTTTGACAGCAAATAACATCTTCTGGTTCTTTAGGTGCTAGATTACTGTTTTTGGTCATAAATTCAGTAGGTGTAGGTTTCCACGAATATACTGTAGTACCTAAAACTTGTCTTAGTAGTCTACCACTTTTGTATCTACCACCAAAACCAAATCCACTTTTTTTTATTATTGCCATTTTACTAAATTATTTTAATCCTGTATACATCCATAAATAGTCTTTAGGGTCATTAGAAGATGGTGGAAGTGGATTACTAGATGCTCTACTTGGTTTAAAAACAGGTTGACCTTGATTCGGTCTAAATTTTCTTTCATCACTTATCCACGCATCTAACATCGCTTTAGCTTGTTCCACATTCTTTTTTAATTGTGTAAATGAATTTTGTGCTACATAAAGTGCCATACCTAAAGACATAATTAAATCATCATGATGTCCTTTCATATGGTCTGGTCTACCATTTATATAAACAAAAGTTTTTAATTCATTAACCAATCTTTGTGACCTAATTTTAAATCCAGTTCTTAATTGTTCTTCTAAAGCTTGTACTATTTGAGCTCTTTTACTATTAAAGTTTATACCTGGTGTTTTAGTATCTGGATTGAATTTCCACATTTCTTCAGCTTTAACACCATCATAATAAAAATCTTTATAACCTAATTCTAACATTTTTCTAGATGTAGCTACTCCCATACCACCAGTAATATCAATAACCACAAAACAACTATACTTTTTAGCCCATTTATTAGCTAAATCCGCAACAATATCTGGTGGTATCTTACCCAAATATTCTACAACTTGTTCTCTTTCATCAAAATCTATAATGATAAAACCACTAGAATCTTCACTATCACCCCTAGAAACATCTATACCCATAATATATTTGTGACCAGGTACTGGTTCTTTCCAAACCCATAAACCATTACCAACCCACTTTTCTATTGGTTCACAAATATGTTCTTGTATTTGTTCCATAGTTGTACTATTGATAACGTTGTCACCCGAACCTAAGAACGCACACTCTAACTCTTGTGATATCTTTCGTCTATCAAACTTTAATTTTTTACACATAGACTCAAACCAACTAGAAAAAGGTTTATAACCCATATCTAAATAAGTTTGATATTCATCTTGTTTTAAATTATATGTTATATCTTCTTCTTTATACTCATCTCTATTTAATAAGAAATGTACAATATCTTTAGTTTTAACCCAACCCAAATCTTTTGTAAATCTAGGGTCATAATACCAACTAAGATAACTTATTTTAAAATTATTTAATCCTCTAATTGATTGGTCAAATACTTCATAATAAATTTGGTCAAACCCATTTGGTGTAGATATTACTATTACTTTACCACCTGTAGCCAAAGATGCCATACAAGCAGCCCATAAATCACCACCAGATTCTATATATGCAGCTTCATCAAAAACTAATATAGTGGGAGTGTAACCCCTAAGAGCATCTACTGAAGTAGCAACTGCTTTAACTTCAGAACCATTATTTAATTTATAATGTTTTTGTGAATTTTTATCTTTATCAAAACCAACATTAATCCAATCAGGCCATTGTCTTAAAAAACCTTTAATTTTATTTGCCATTTCTGTAGCTGTATCTAACTTATTTGCTAGAATCAAAATCTTTTCTGGAGATTCTTTTGAGGCAAATTGTAGTTTTTTTGATATCCATCCTGCTGTTGCTGTTGATACACCAGCTTGTCTGTATTTTAAAACTATATTATCAGAGTAATTTTCAAAGTCCTCAATCATTTCCTTTTGTTCTGGAAATAACACAAAAGGAACATGTTTTTGTTGAGTATTGTCGTATGTTTGCAAATATGTTTTAAGTGCGTATGGTGTGTTACCATGGCACTTAACATATTCTTGTATGAGTTCTTGTTTAGTCATTCCCATACTTATAAATATTTAAAATGTATTTTACTAAGATTTTGATTGGTTTCTAAGGAATTCTAATTCACCTTTTGATAAAGATGACATACCACTTCTACCAATTTTATCTAATATATCGTCAATATTATATTCTTTACCACCATCATTTTTTGGTAAATCTAGAGTACCTAATACGTCACCACCATCATCATATATAGTGTCACCTTCATCATCATAATATTCATCCTCATAAGATTCTTCATTTAGTTGAGCTATGATATCATTAACCATCCTTTCTAATTCTTCTTTCCCTTCTTCTCCACCACTTAGAATTTTTTTAGCTAATCTAAACATGTCTTTAGCATCCATACTAGCAAACTCACTAAATAAATAATTTTGAATTTCTCTTTTATCGTCTTGTAATAATTCATGTGGATATGACTCTCTAAATTTTTCCCAAATAACTGGACCTAATCTTAAATCCCAAACTTCAGCAACTAAAGTATCTTCAGAATCCATAACTCTTTGAGCTTTATTTGGGTCGTCTGGTAATCCCTGAGTTGCCAATACCTCCATAACACCTTTAACTAACTCGTGAACTAATACTGGGAAAGTTATACCTCTAGCAATAACAGTTGGTGGGTCAGTGTCTGGGTCAACTTCTTCTTTACCAGCCATACTACTTCCACTCTGTGCCATCATCATTGTTGTTTGGTCTGGCATAATCCAATAAACCAAATCATTTATTGACATCATAACCCCATATAAATTAATTAGATTTGGGTCGATATTATTTAATTCATCCTCAACTAAATGAAACATGTAATGTCCTTTTTTAGAAGCTCCTTGAATTAATTGGTTTAAAAACCGTCTTTTTTGTTTCTCCAAATCAAAATCTTCGAATTCTTCCATAGCCTCTTCTTCAGAGTCCATTTGTTGTTCTTGTGATTGGCCCTGCATTCCAGACATATCTATCTGACCCATGCCGACAATTTTAGCGTCAAATTGTAAAGCGTCTTCTGGAATTGCCATTTCCTCTCTAACTATTTTAACAGCTAATTCTTCTAATTCTTCTTTATGTTGTGATTCTAATTGTAATATTCTTTGTGTTGCCGCCATCATCATTTGTTGTAATTGCATGAATGATTGTGGGGTAACATTTCTTAATCCAGTATAAGTTTTAACTTTATCAACAACAGACTTAAACCTTTCAGAAGCTACTAATTCCTCAAATTTACTAGGAATCCCACTTGGGTCTACAGATGGAAACGCTTCTGAACCAGCACCTGGAAATTCACCAGATTCAATTTTTCTCTGAATACTAGGGTCCATTCTTTCTGGTCTATCACCATAATCTATTGGTGCTTCACGTAAATTTTTTTTAAATCTTTGTATTCTTTTTTTATTCCGCATATTAGTTGTTTCATTTATATTATTTAGGTTTTGATTTAAAATATGATTTTTAATATCACCTATTGTATAAATTCCTTGTGCTGTATTATCTAATGGTATTACTGGTGTTTCATTTGGTAACATTTCAGCTAATTCATCAGTAAACCACATTTCAGCACCATTACGACCGCCTACTCTTCTAGCTATAGGTTTTTCACCACTTTTTGTTATTATTGCAAATGTTGTACTCATCTTAGTTATTTTATTTACGAGCTTTAGGTTTTGGTCTATGTTTTGGTTTGTATGGTGACTTTCTACCTGGTTTTTTAGTCGGTGTAGGTGTCTTAGTTGGTGCTGGTTTTGTTGTAGTATTTACAAATAAACTATCAAAGTCCAACCATGAAGGTAATTCATATTTAGCATCTTCAACATCATTATCAATCACTTCAACGTCATTATCTACCATTTCAACATCTTTTGTTTTTACAGCGATTTCATTTAAAGTTTTCAAAAATTGTGATTTAGTCATATAAGGTCTTTCATATTTTTCTACTAAATTCAATAACCACTGTTCTGTAATTCTTTGTTCATTTTTTTCTAAAGGTAAATTTTCTGGATTAGGTGTGCTTGTAAAATCTTCAATTTGTTTCATAGTCATTTCTTTTGCTGCTTTACGAACAGCATTATCATTTCTTCCATCACCACATTTTTTATATTTACTTTTTTTACAATCTCTAACTAACTGATAAAAATTATATTGTTTTTTAGAAACAGCTACCTCAAGTAATTGTTTTTTGGTTAAATAACGTTCAAACATTCCCATCCCATCATTAGCTTTTGAATTATTATCTGGTCCTACTTGTGGTGCATCTTGGTCTGTATCCATACCATCAGCATCTTTTTGTGTACGAACTAATTCATCGTCTTCGTGTAAACCACTACTATGACCTCTTGGTCCTCCTGATTTAAAATGATAAGCTGGTCTTGGGTCAACTTCTCTTGCTCCATATTCATTCATTTCACCAGCAAATCCACCTTCATCCCAACCATTACCACCGTAAGAATCTGTTGGTCCATAAGAGTCAAAACCTCTAGCGTCTGGATTATTAAATGATGGTGTATCTAAGTAATCAGCGTTTCTACTATACCTTCCAGCGTCACCTTTCATTCCACTACGAACAAATCTTCCTTTATTATCTGTAGAATAATAAGAGTCCATAGGACCTTGTGAATCATCAAAACCTCCAGCGTATGGGTTGTAAAATGATGTGTCATCAAAATCACCAGCACCCATATCCATAATTTCTTCATCTAATTCACCATCTTCCAATACTTGAACTTCTTTACCACCTTTCATATAAGTTTGTATGGGTTCATTAAATTTAGTTAATTCTTTTTCTTCACTCATTTCAGTTACTTTTGCAGTATCTCCTGTTGTATCAATTTCTACATTTCCAGCATTATCTACATCAGATGTAACTTTTTCTATAAAAGATTCTTTTTGTCCAAGATTTTTTAAATCATAAGTTGTAGTGGTTGACTGAGTTGTTGTTTGTTCACCCAAAACTTTACTACTCAAAGCTTGTAACTGTCTGTCATCAAACTTTAAAAGGGTTTCAATATTGAACCCTTCTTTAACTAATTTAGATAGTGTGTCTATTTTATTAAATTTTTTCATGTTTTTCTGTTTCATTTGTAGTTAAAATTAAATCTCTAGAATATAATTTGTCAGTAACAGATTCTATAGTTTCACCAAATCTAAAAACTAATCTAGAACTATCCATATTTTCTTCATCATATTTTTCCCAACCTAAAGCAATGACATCATCAATAGCGTCAGTAAATGAAAAATAATCAGAATTTTGAACTAATTCAAATTCTAAACCTTCTTTTGAAAGTACACCGACTTTTTCAATGTACTCAATATCAGGTGGTAGTGGTTTTCCAAGTGCTGGGACAGAATCCCAATCTGGTCCCCAAATATCTGTTAAGTTTGAAGAAAATATAAATTCGTATACGTAGTTACCTCTAAAGTTAGAACCTAAACCATTAATGTATACTAATTTCATATTATATAATTCTACCAGTTGTTGATATTTCTACCAAATTATTATTTCTTTTAAAAACTAAACCACCTCTTTTATTTTTACCTATAAAATTAAATTCTCTATTTTCTTTTAAGAAATTTTTAGTTGTAATTTCTTGTTCATAAGAACTAAAAGAAGATTCCAATAATCTATTTCTTTTTATTTGATTAACACTTTCTTTTAAAAAATTATCTTTAAATGAGTTAATTCTTTGTTTTCTTTTTTGTTCTTGTAATCTTTTTTGTTTCTTTTCTCTAGGTGTAAGTTCAAAGTATTTTTTAAGTGTTTTACCAACGAAACTTTCATTGAAAATGTCAGCTACAGCATCAATAGCGTCAACATCCTCAACTTCTCCACTAAAATTTAATGTATCTTCTTCATTAACATCTATATCTGTTTTAATAGTTACTGGATGCATTTTACCACTTCCTTTAGGAAATTCAAATACTTTTTTACCTTTGTCTCTAGCTTCATCTGCAGCTAATACAAAAGCATTTTCGTCCATTTCTTTTTCTTCGTTGAATACTCTATCCGCAGCTCTTTGTCCAAATCCAATTGCCGCCATTCTAGCTAGTGCTCCTAAATTTTCATTAGTTTCTTCTTCATAATCATCACCCATCATTTCTTCAGCCAATTCTGTTTCTAAATCTAATTCTTCATCACCCATATCTAATTCTTCTTCACCAGATAAATCAACATCAAATTCTCCTTCTTCAGTATAATCAACATCTTCATCTTCAAATTTACTTACAATTTCATCTCTATCATCTGTAGTTAACTTTTCTAAATCTACAGCAGATATAACTGAATTAAGTACGTATTTAATAATGTCAGCTGTCATTTCTGGTTCTGATAATTCTCTTAATTTTTGACCTAACTTTCCAGTTAATTTTTGTATAGCTTTTGTTGCATCATCATCATCTTCAGACATTTCACCTTCTACTTCAGTGTCCATTTCAATTTCAGTATCACCACCCATGTCAAAATCGGTATCAACATCTAATTCTTCATCACCAGTTCCTAAATCCATAGTATCTGAAATACTTAAATCCGTATCATCTTCTTCTGATTTTGGTTGTTTAAGTACAAATTTTTTATCTTCCTCTTGTTCCCCAATTAAATTTAATTGTCTACCATTATTATAACTTTCATTAATAGGTTTCATTAATAAATTAAGTTTCTTTAAAGCTTCTGCATAAGAATTGAATGTATATCTTGAATTGTTTCTCATACCATTAAGATATGTAAATCCTTTACTTCCTTCCTTTAAGATTAGGTATTGTGAATTTTCTCTGATAATTCCATACCTGTTTCCGTCAGCTGCTTTTATACTATACTCTAATGAAGCTGTTTTATGGTCTTTGGTTTTTTTTGTAATACCATAATTAGCTATTTCCATTATTCTTTGGAGTTTTTTATCTAATGGAAGTTTTTCACTCCCTATTGGTTTTAAATCTGCCATTTTTTGTTATTTTAATTCTTTTTTTATTTTAACTTTGTAAATAACCCATACCGATTAATGTATAAGGGCTAGATGGGTTTATTGTGTTTCCACTGTATGTTGCTCTTTGTGCGTTACCGTCTGGGTCTAAACAAGTTCTACAATCACAAGTAAAACAAGCGTTTGTTAATGTACCACCGATATTCTTTATTACTATATCTAAAGAATTACCATCAGTAATGTTAACTGTAGCTCCGTTTATAGTTAAACCACTTACATTACCACCAGTAGCAACAACAGAAGTACAAGTTTTACCTGTTAAATCACCACCACCATTTAAAAACGGTTGTATTCCCGTTCCACAATACAATTCTTCTCCAAAAGATAATCCAGCGTAATTTGCCATAATAAATTTATTTTTTTATATAAATATTAACTCCAATAGAAAAAAAACTATTCTAATCCAAACTTAGAGTCAAATCAAGTACTTTATTTTTTAAATCAAATAGTTTTTTAATATAACCACTTCTTCTTAAAAATTTAAAGGTTAGATTCTCATCAGAATACTCACCCCCTTCTTCTAACCCACTACTTCTAAATTTTTTAAGTTTTGTTTTAATTTTTTCTATTAATTCTAATATTTCATTTGGTGATTTTTGATATGCTTCATGATGAATGGAATCAATTATTTCCATCCACCCTTGTGATTTTTCTAATATTTTATCAACATCTACTTCTATTTTAGTTTTACTAGGTTCTACAATCCATTCATTGTATAATACAGAATAAACACCAGTAGAATGGTGTACTTCATCTATATCTTGAGCATATACCTCAACCTCATAACCCTTAACTTCGATATCATGTGAAGCGTTCCAAAGATTTTTTTTAGTATTTAATATATTTTTAACTAAATCCACATTTTCATCAATTGATTCATAATCAATTAATAAATGTAAATCTATATCTGAAAATTTAGACCAATTATAATTACAAATACTTCCAGTTATTGTAATATCAGCAATATCACATTGTTTAGTGTCAACGTCACAATCTAAATTATCAATATCTATGAAATCCAAGAAATCATTAGCTATAAGCAAAAGTTTATCCCGAACTTCTTTTCTTAGAACATAATTTTTATTTTTGTCTAAGGTCCAAATTTCGGGATTTAAACTTTTTTTCTGATTAAAACTTTTTAAAATTCTATCCGCTAGGTTCATACCTATAAATACTTCACTTTAACGTAAGTTAATCAAGTAATTTATATTTGTACTTTTTTGTTATCTCTTTATTGAAATAAACACCTTGGCTTTTAGCTATTCTTAATCCAGCAGCTACATCATCGGGAACATCTTCGTACTCGTATTTTCTGCCACCATTAAACTCAATTATGAGTAATTTGGTTTTTTTATTATAAATCGAACCTTTTATATTTGATGATTTATATTGGTTGATAATTCTATCACCGCTGTATACTTCTGATAATACTCCCATATTATTTCACCTCCTCAAATTCTACATCCGTAGTTTCTTCTTGATTATTCTC